CCGCTTCCAGTTCAGTTTCCACCCATCCCTGGCCGATAACCAAGTATGGGTCTGGACTACACCTGATTGCCTGGCAGCTTCCTGTTGTCCATATCCGGCAGCCTTAGCAACTTCGGTTCTGGCCACTCTCTCAGCTTTCCATGCGGAACTGTCATCATAATACTGTCTGATTAGCTTGCTTATATTGGGAATAGATAAACCATCAGCAAACCCCGTCTTGATTATCTCGGCTACCGCTTCCAGTTCAGTTTCCATAATTGTAGTGACTGTCTTGGCAGCGTTCTTTTTTATCCAGGCCATAGCCGCTTCGGTGAACGGGTCAAAGGGTTCATCAGCTTTTTTTCTCATACCCAAGTCGTTGGCTATCTCACCCCCGAAGTCCTCAACCAACGACATATAGATTGCTGACAGTTTCTTTTCCCAAATAGGGATAGCTGATTCCAGAGCGTTTTGAGCGGATTTTATAAATTCCTCTGGGGTTTTGCCTTTGGCCTTAGCCAACAGGTCTCCATTTTCGCCGTACAGCTCCTGAACCTTGTCACCAACAACACCCCACCATCCAATACGCCGGGAGTCAATCCTTTTCCAAGCGGCAGTTTTTTGTTCTTCAGATATTACCTCTGACTTGTAACCGGAAGACAACTGCATAGATTTGCCGTCTGCCATCAGATTAAACGGCTTGTAGCTTCTATCCCAATTTGTAAACTTATCAAATCCGAGTTCAAGGCGGCGGTTAATCTGTTCAAACGGGACACCCATATTAAACAAGGTCTGAGCCTGTTGTACCTTTGCAGTGAAATCCCCGCGCAGAGCCGCCACGCCTGACAGGTCATAAGCTATTGTCAGATTATCTCCATAGAGAGGTGCTATCCGCATGTTGAGAGTGGCTTGTATGTCGTCAAGCATGGGGATTACTACGTCCTGGTACAAAGCCTTGCGGGCCTCAGCCATATTGTTATAACTGGACTGCTCAAGGTCTCCCAAGAATATGGGGGAAATGCCGAAAGCAGCGGCTATATCCCGTTTATTCTGTAATCGGGAAGCGATGAAGTCCATTTCAACAGCTGATAAACTCATCTGCTGCCACTTCATCCCCGCATTTAACAGCCAGGGTTCACGCCTTGCGGTCTTGGTTTTATAAAGCTCCTTAAATTGCTTCTGTGTCTGTTCAAACTGTTCAGGGGGGATGTCAACATCAGGTGATAAAATACCCGAAGGCATAGCCCTGTTTTGCATAGTGACCTTCTGGGTGTCCTGTGCTTCGTTATCGGTGTCTACTGTCCGTGATGCGGCCTGTAACGGCCCGATACCCCAAAAAGGGTTGCCGGGATTTACCTGCATGAAGTGGATAAATGTTTCCGGCGGCTTATCCATTTTTTTACCGCCTTCGCCGGTGACTTCCCAACGAGATATCCAGTCTCCGCCGGGGACAGGCTTGACCATATCAGGCATGGTTACCCAAAATTCCTTAGGCTTGCCATTTACAATCATTGGCTGCCAAAGGGAATTGCCAACCAAACATAAATGGGCAATCGTGAATTCTATCAAGTCCTGCCCGGAAAAATACGGGTTAGGTTTAGCCATCAGCTTTTCAAATTCATGTCCGGGTATGCGTTCTCCATCCTTATCTACTACTATCCATGGGATAGCAGATGCGGCCTGAATGATAGTCCTCACACTCCGGTAGACATAAACAGAGCAGGCATAACCTTCACGCGTACCCTTTTCAACTGTCATATTGGTATAGATAGGTTGGTCAGCGGGAAACTGAAAACCCACTACACCTGTAGACTTAGCCTTCTGATGCTTCGGAGATATAAAATTAGCTATATTGCCTCTAAGAGTATCTAACATTCACGCTCCCCCTAAGCCACAATAATGGGAATTCTGTTTATCTTGCCTATAACTCCGTACCTCATTGCGTCCATCATGTGGCTGTACTGATGAGTAGTTTTGGAAGTTAAGGCTCCGTTTTTATCGGCTATATACCGATAGTTTCTGATTTCCTTGATGCTGTTTAAGCTGTCTTTTGTCCAGTGGATACGATGTTGGCGTACTCTCTGTAAGCCGTATTCCACACTGTCAGCCCCTTTGGGGCATGACTTGATGTTGAACCCATGCCGATGTATTTCCTCTATGGATTTGGGTTCTGCCGCGTCTGCGAATATCTCGTCATAGCCTTTTCGGACACCAAGCTCGGTCATGCGATAGGCAATAGCGTCATTGGTAAGGCCTGACTGGTAAATAAGCTCTTGGCAGTAAAGGTCTTTACCCTGAATGACACACCGGACAAGGGCTGTGGGGTCATTGGAGTAACCAAAATCCAAGCCGTAGAACACATCACCTGGCGGTAATTCATTGACCTGGTCAAACATCGGATACACCAGACCTTCAATCCTGCCTATACGGCCCAGACCGTACACGTTCCACCAGTTTGGGTCAGTGTCTCTGTTGCTCTCTATATTCGTCACCACTTCAGGCGGTAACACATTAAGAGCATCAAGGTATGTTGAGTGGATATAAATGTTTTCGGGCTTACCTATCCACTTTTCATGCACCCAGAATTCAGAGGTCGGGTTCCAGTCTGCAAATGTGAAAAGGTTAGTGCGGACATCAAGCCCTTGCACCACTTCCCACTTGAGGTTATTAAGCTCGTTGCAGTAGAGGATATCTCGTCTTGGGCCCCGTTCTTTGCCTATCTCATCCAAGCCCATGAATTCCAGCTTGGAGCCATTGGCAAAGGTGTAAATATGGTCTGTCTTGTTGTATTTGGGATTGTTATCAGGAGACTCATCAAGGATTGTAAAAAAATCCCTTATGCAACCCCGTTTCAGATGAGGTAATGATTCGCTAACAATAGTCGCCAGTAATGGGCGTTTTGAGTGCGATAGAATAAGAAAGATAGTTTGCAGTACAGAGAAGGTCTTGCTTGAGGACGTACCGCCCTCGTTTAAAGCACGCCGGATACCTTCCTTGCGTTTCAGCCATGCATTGGCATTCTGTTCATAGATTCGGGTAGTTTTAATCTGCACAAGGTTCTGTCCCTTCGCCTGCCGTAATCCTTTGGGTAGCCTGCTGGGCAGACACAGAAATTACCTGAATAATGGGCTGGTTCATAAGTTCCTGTCCGTTTTTCCCTGTAATCTCATGTTTATCAACCTGTCCGAGATATTGTTTACCAAGCCAGATTTGCATCGTAGGGTTTGGGGGAATGCCGGGGATGACTGTCGGCTTGCCCTTGCGGTCAATAATTACATTCCCGTTATTATCTTTAGCCAGTTGAGGGGGCACGCCCATACATGCTTCCCATTGCATCCGGCGTAAGCTGGCTTTGCCTGTTTCCGAATGGATACTCATAAACTCAGATAAGGAATGATTAAATTTGCGAATAGCTGCCCTGTCCAAAGTATCAACAGACACCTTAAGTACGCTTGCTATCTCCTCTTGAGTACAATGTATTTCACATAATCTTTTGGCCATCTCCCAGTCTATGTTTATCCGGGGGCGGCCAACCTTTTTTGCTGTTTTGCCAGCTGTCTTTTTAATCGCTTTTTGCACCATAAATGTAACCTTCAACCGGTTCAATGGTTATTTTTAATACCTTGTCACGCCNCTGGATTATTTGGGCGAGTTTATCCAGCTCGGACTCAGGAATGTCTAATTGAATTCGTGCCCCGTCCTGCCCGATTTTGATTGCTGATTGAATAGGGGGGAGTGAGGCATAAAATACTGACTGTTTCATAGCCTGCCTGCTAAAAATATTTTGAAATTTAGTGATTAAAGTATTGACAGATGATATCGCCAGTGATATTATATAAACGTAAGAGATAAGGAAACGGCAATGAGCTTAGAGAAACTGATAAACCAAATACTGGCTAATCCGAACAAAGTAACTGAGGCTGATTGTGATAAACTTCTTACCGCTTCTGGTTACGAACTAAGAAGGTCAGCAGGAAGCCACAAGGTATACCATAAAGCAAACTCAATGCCAATTACGATAATAAGCCCCAAGTCGTCAAAGTATGTAAGACCTGAATACGTAGAACGAATGGCAAAGATGCTAAAGCTGGGGGAATAACCCTCAGCTTGGATAGGAGTTAAGAAATGTCAAATGCAATTAAAATTAAGCGTCAACCACTGGAATATTACCTTGGTCTGGAATATCCAATTAAACTTATTCCCTCAAAAGTGGGCGGGTATGTAGTTGAGATTGAGGAATTACCCGGTTGTCTCTCAGAGGGTGACACCTCAGAAGAAGCACTTGCCAATATTCAGGAAGCTCGTCAACTCTGGATTGAAACCGCTTATGAAGATGGGCAGGATATCCCGCTCCCTAGAACCATGAGCAAATATAACGGCAAATTTTTGCTCCGTATGCCAGTAGAGCTACACGCCAAACTGGATAGGGAAGCGGAGCGGAATAAAGTTAGCCTGAATATGTACATGGTATCTAAACTGGCTGAGCGTTAGTTAGTCCTTGCATACTCGCTCCACAGCCTGATATAGGTATTAAACCACTGGCGGTTACATAGAGGCCTGCCGGGATATCGGTCTTGCAGTTCCAACATGGCCTCAAAACAGAACCGGTCACGCAGTTTTATCTGGCTGTCCAGTATAAGTTCGGCTCTATCCGCTTCTGTCATGACGACCTCTTATGAGCATAATCAGTACCAGGCTGTTAGTTAATAGGTTAAAGGCGTTGCTGACTGTAAAGACGGCATCGCCTATTTGTATGGCATGGAGCAGGTAGCAGGATATAGTGACGACCAGTAAGGCGTAGGTTAAAACTGAGATATTGGCGACCTTGCCCGTCTTGAATATACGTACCAACTGGGGGAGTGGCACTACAACGCCTATACAGACACCCAGCCAGCCTATTATGTCCATTAGCTTACGGCCTTTAAGTAAGTAATAGCATCATACATATCAATAAAACTGACTATTTTATCTTGGTCAGGGAAAAGAACTACTGTTGGGTTTGCCACTCTAGCCCCGAAGAAGCCGTTTTGCTGTGCGAAATCATCATTTACAGCATATGTTCCGGGGCGTATTGCACAGCATAATTTACGATTGTAGTAATACTGTTCCACCGCAGGACAGTGATGATGTTCAACGACCACTATTCTGGCATCTGGAAAATCCATTCTTT